ATATTATTTTGCTCGTTTGCTAAATTTGATCTATTCTCCTCTGCTAGTCTTTGTTTTGTGAAGTTGTTCTTTACGCTGTCTTGGTAAATATCCCATAGCGCTCTACCAGTTGCGCCCACTGCGTCTATTGTGTTGGTGTTGTAGTTGAAATCTACTTTATTTGGGTTAAAATACGGCATTTTCGCTCCTTTTTGTGAGGCTTAGATTAGTAAGCCTCGTCCTCTTGTTGTTTGTGAAAGTTTGATGCGTTCCAAGCATTGACTAAATTTTGATTTGCTTGATTTTCTCTTTGTAGCTGTCTTTGTGAAAGCATCTTGTTAAAATCGTAAGCATCTTTATTTAGGTTAAATGCTTTCTTCGCCATTTTGCTTTGGTTATAAGCACTCCATAATGCGCCACCAGTTCCTAATGCTGTTAGCCAGTTAGGTGTGCCGCCTGCGTCACCACCACCAAGCCAACTTAAAAAGCCACCGCCATTTTTGCCAGCCCCTTGTGCTATATTGCTTCCACCCCAGTCAAAAAATCCTGCCATTTTATGCTCCTTATAATCCTGCTAATTTCAAAAGCTCTGCGCCATATTCCACATCGCTCACGTTCTCGCCTTTTTTGGCTCTATCAAACGCTGATAGCTCACTGCTTGCATTTGAGCCGCTTAAAATTTCGTCTGGTTTCTCTTTGCTTTTTGCTACATTGATCATTCCCATTGCTACTGCTTTCCAGCCTACATAGTTTTCGCCGAGCAGATCACTCATGCCGTGAGCTTTCGCAAACTCTGCTAGATCATCAGGGCGTATTGTTGGATAGTCTTTTCTAAACTCTGCTAGATTTTTGTCAAAGACTGCTTGGCGTCTAGCTTCCTCTGCTTGCGCTGCTTGTGCTTGTGTGATTTGATCCATTTGAGCTTTTAGTGCGTCAAGATTTCCAAGCCCTAAGCTATCAAGAAGGGCTTGTTTTTCAGGTTCAAGTTGTGGTTTTGCCCCTTGTGCTGATTGCTCTTTTGCTGCTACCGCCTCAGTTGGTGCTTGCTTAATAGCGTCTATATTTAGCTCCTCTTTCTTTGGCTCATCTGACACTGCTACTGGCTCAGTCTTTGCTTCCTCTGTTGGCTGTTCTGCCACTTCGTTTGTCTCAGGCTCTGCCTGCTCGTTCCCATTTACTATGGCTGTTAGCTCATTTAGTGCTTCTTGCTCTGTCATTTATTGCTCCTCTTTGTAATTTTCAAAAAAACTTAAAAGGCTTTCAAGAGTTTTAATGTTCTCAATCGCCCTTAACCTCATTTCATCGCTGTTTTTCTCATTTTGGCTAGCGGTAACACTTGCCGCATAAAGCCCCAATAGATATTCTGAAAAAGCCCTAAACGCTTGGCATTGCGTCAGCTGGTAAAGCTCCTGCTTCTGCGATAGGCTCTGCCACGCTTGGCAAAATAGCCTGTGGCTTAAGTTGTTTAGCAAGCTCACTCTCCTTTCCGATAAAATTCTCTGGGTCTTTTATTCCATATAGAGGCAGAAGCTCGAGTAAGATTTTCTCGTTTGCTTCTTTCATTCTATTTGCACCCTCGCCGTCTTGGAGCTGTAAGCACATGCCAAATTGAGCTGCTATTACTTGGCTAGCATCCATTAGGCTTTTCTTTTGCACCTCTTTGTTTAGCGCTCCTATACCAGTGTTTAGATTGATATTAAAACTTGGCACTTCACCACGGTTAAAGCCTGCAAAAAATAATGGATCGCCGTATTTCCAAACCAAGAATGCAAGACGTTCAAATATAGGCTCAAAAAAGGTCTCATTATAGGTTCTTATGTAGCCTTGAAGCCTAACACTTCCCTCATTTGCCATAATTGACGCCATTGTTGCTGTCTCTTGCCTAGTTGTTGGTGCCCCGTTTTGTTGAGGGCTAACACCGCTTACCTCGCTCATCTCTTGCTCGATAACTTGTATTGTTGCCATTGATGCGTTGATGTCGCCAGGCGGTACGATCTTTATGTCGGCTGGGCTATCGGTGAAAATTGCACCACTTGGACGCTCTAAATCAGCTCTTGATATGCTAGCACTGCGATTAAAGATGATTTTTGGCATTGCTTGGTTTCTTGTCACGTCTGTGATTGAGTTTCTGATAGCGTTTAGCTCATCCTGCAAAGGCAAAAGTGAAGCAAGCGCAGGCTCCCCATAAGCACAAACAAAAGTTTGGTCTATATTTCTTTTTGTTTGCGGTAACATATAGCCAAAAACAAAAGGCTGTCCGTCTTTTAGCTCTACCTTGTCCCTTAGTAGCTCGCTATTGTAAAGCGTACTAACGCTCCATTTATCATCGTTTAGCTCATAAATTTCATTTAGGCAAATTCTCTCATAAGGTCTATTCTCGCTTAGATCGATTTGCTTAAAAGTTTTATTTTTGATTAGCCTCTTTATGTCGTCTGTCGTGAGGTAAATCCTATGCACGATGTAGCGGATGTCGTCTGTGTTTTTTGCATCAGGGTCAAAATAGATGTCATTTATATCTACTTCCTCTATCTTTGCCTCGTCTTTAGCCCAAAACACTTTTACCACTGAGCTTGCCGAAAAGGCAGATTTTAGAAAAATCGGTGCAAAAACTTTATATAAATTGATCTTGTCACAATAGAAATTTAACGCCTCTTGCCACTTGTCGATCACATCATGCGTTGAGTTTATATATGGCTCTAGCTTGGCAAATGTATCATTGTTAAAGTATGTTTCGGTTAAGCCGTCATATATTCTTTTCGCCTTTGAATTTAGTTTTGGTATGTAGTTTTTGCTCTTATTCCGCTCTTTTAGGCTGTGATACTGCTCACTTTCTAATAAGAGCAAATACGCATCATTTAGTTTGTCAAAAAAAGGCTTGTATTCCGCATAGCCATTGTATGCTGTTTGCACTAGCTCCTCGAGATAGCTTATTCTTTCATCGTTCGTCATTTTCGTGTCCTAATCTGTAAATTGTTCTTGTGCTGACATTTGCTAGCTCGCTCACTCTTTTTTTGCTAAGCCCTTTTTGTTTTAGGGCTGTTGCAAGTTTTACCCTTGCTTGCTTTGTAGGGATAAATTTTGCCCCTTTAAGCCACTCGCAAATCATCACGCAAAAACAAAGACGCAAAGCCTCATCATCAAGCGTTGCCACTTTTCTAATTAGCTCTACATCAATACGCTCAAAAATATACTCGATTTGTTTTGCCAAATCTACCCAATTTTGGCACTCTTTCACCAAACGCCTCCGTCATCGTAGTTGATTGTGTTTATTTTTGCTGGCAATGGGTCAAAAAACGTAAGAGCAAGCGCATCCGCCAAGTCAGGGCTAAAGCCAAACTCTTTTTTGATATTCTCTTTTGGCAAGAGCAAATAACGCTCTTTCTTGTCATAGTAAAAACTAATGGTGCTAAGCTGTTTTTTTAGCTTGTCATTTGGCACGATACTAAGTAATCTAAATTTCTCTTTGAGTGTAAAATATGCTTCCGCTCTCTTGTTGGCATAAAGCTTCTCATTTGTTGCCTTGTATGAAAATTTTGCCTCTCTGACTATACCACGCAAGCCAAAATCCACTAGAGTATCAAACACACCAGCCCCAACGCCCACGCTGTCGATAAAAATAGCGTCTGGCTTCTCTTCACTTCTCTCATAAATGCCAAAAATTTCTCTTGCTAAGGCGGTAACACTATCAAGCCTAAATGTGTAAAAGTTTGTAACGCCGTAACCTCGCCTAATACAAAGCACGCTTTCATCGTCACCCTCACGTGCCACATCTAACCCCCAGACAATGCTAGCTTTTTCGTTTGGCATCTGCGTGCTAAAGGCGTTTTCAATTAGAGCAAGGTTAAAAAGCACGTTTGAGGTTGTATCTAAAAACTCGCCGTATATCTCTTGACGCACCACATCGCTATCTATACCGCCAAGCTCTACCACCATTTCGTCTATTTGCTCTTTTTTAAGCAGTGGGTTATTAAAACTTGATATTTGAAAATTTACCCAGTCTTTCTCGCCACTCATCCCACGTTTGGCAAGGTCATAAAAGCGGTTTTTGCCTTTTGGCACGCCGCCTATAAACGCTCTTGATTTTGGGTTATCTAGTAGCATTGCCCTTATGGCGTTATCCCAAAGATAGGCGTCCTTTAGGATTATGCCAGCTTCGTTTAGGATCACTATATCATAGCCAAAGCCCTCGATATTTTCTGGGCGTTCTGCACTTCTCATATCAAGGTAGCCCTCGCCAATACTTAGCTTTTTATCTTGTGCGTGAAATTTATATAGCTCTTTTGGTAGAGCCTTTAATTCAGGCAAAAAATAGCGTTCATAATATCTTTGTAGGTTTGATGTGATAGTATCTACCCAAAGCACTTTTTTGCCCTCTAAAAGCCACTCGATCGTAGCGTTTGCAATACCTTTGGTAAATCCTACACGCCGACCTTTTTCTATTGTTGTAAAGCGTGCAGTATTCTCAAAAAAGACTTCTTTTTGCCACGGCGTATAGGTTAGACTTAGACTTATATCGCTCACCCTGCCACCTTTTCAAATATCGCCTCGATAAAGAGCCAAACGCAGATCACGCTTGCAA